AATGGCGAATGGATTATGGCAGAGGGAGCAGTATATGACTGCTTCGACAGAGCAGAAAACATAGTATCAGAGCTGCCAAAGATGCGTGAATATTATGTAGGTGTTGACTATGGTACAACAAATCCTTTATGTGCATTATTAATAGGAGAAGGACAAGACGACAATCTTTATGTCATAAAAGAGTATTATTATGATTCGGCAAAAAGTCAGCGTCAATTATCGGATGCAGAGTATTCAAGAGAATTGCGTAATTTTTTAGATGGTTATGATGTTCGTAAAATATTTGTTGACCCAAGCGCAGCTTCTTTTATAACACAACTATGGAGAGATAATCATTTAGGTGTTACTAAAGCAAACAATAATGTACAAGATGGTATTAGAATAGTTTACAATCTTATTGGCAGCAGAAAGTTAAAAATACATTCAAGCTGCGTAAGACTTATTGAAGAAATAGAATCTTATGTATGGGATGTAAAGCAGCAAGAACGTGGAGAAGATAAACCATTAAAACGCAATGACCATGCAGTAGATGCGCTAAGATACGTAATGATAGCACTAGGAGCTATCTGGAGACACTGGATTACAAGGAGATAAAATGCCAAGTCATTATGGAAAAATGAAAAAAGGTAAAAAAGCTACTAAGGGTAAAAAGAAAAAGAAAAAACGATATTAAATGCTAGGACTACCAGAGAATGGTTCGGCTTATCCGCCAGAGAACCATAAACACATTTTTAGAGTGTATGCTGAACACACTGCGTGGCATGCAGGAGACCCAGCTATTCTTAGAAAAACTTATGCAGATGTGCCACAAGATTATAGACCAAGACGTTATATGTTCTGGACCAGAAAAGGCGCAACTGATGCACAAGTAGAAAGACATCAAATACACGTGCCACTTGCTGGCGATATTGCACAGACAAGTGCTGATTTATTATTTAGTGAACCACCTAATTTTGTGATTCATGATAAAGATGCTTCTGACGCAGAAAAACTTAATACACAAGATAACTTAGACGAACTACTTAGACAATGTGGTCTTAAAAATAAACTATTGGAAGCTGGAGAAACTTGCGCAGCTTTAGGTGGTGTATTTTTAAGATTAGTTTGGAATACAGAGTTTATGAGCAACCCAACTATACAAGTTGTATCTCCAGATAAAGCTATTGCAACTTTTATGTATGGTCAATTAGTAGCAGTTGGATATATAACTGAATATGATACTGCGGATGGTCAAGATTATTACAGATTAGTTGAGCATCACGAAGATGGTTTAATACACAATGTTTTATATCAAGGTACAAAAACAAATTTTGGTAATAAAGTACCACTTGATAGATTACAAGAAACTGCTGACTTAGAAGAAGAAATAGTTTTACCATTTGAAGGATTAGCGTCAGTTTACGTTCCAAATCAAAGACCATTACGAAGATTAAAAGGTTATGAATATGGCAGGTCAGATTACGATGGTATCGAAGGTCTTATGGATGCAATAGACGAAGCATACACATCATGGATGAGAGATGTCCGACTTGGTAAATCAAGAATCATAGTACCAACAGAATATTTAGAACGAAGAGGTAGGGGTAGAGGTGCATCTTTTGATATTGATGCAGAGATATTTACTGCATTGGAGATAGACCCAAACAATGAAACAAAAGGCATAGAAAAAGTACAGTTTGAGATAAGAGACCAGCAACATAGAACAACAGTTATGGAATTAATTGATAGAGCAGTAACTGCTGCTGGTTACAGTCCACAATCATTTGGAATAAACATAGAAGGTAGAGCAGAATCTGGTACTGCATTAAAGCTGCGAGAACGTAAATCTTTTACAACACAAGGTAAAAAGCAAAGATACTGGACGCCACCATTAGAAGAAATATTAGAAAAATTACAAATTCTTGACACAGAAATATTTAATAAACAATATATGCCGATGAAGCCAAGAGTAGAATGGCAAGATGCAGTGCAGCAAGATGTAAGAGAATCCGCAACAGTAATAGAATCATTACATAGAGCGCAAGCTGCTTCATTAGAAACAAAGGTTAGATTACTCAATCCAGAATTATCTGAAGAAGAAGTTGGAGATGAAGTCCTTAAAATTGCTACAAACTTTAATCTTGCAGATGATAGCGTTGAAGATGTATTAGAACTACCATGACAATATGGTTTATGACCCAGCAACAAACGAACAGATAGTAGCAACCCAAGCAGAGTTTTTTCAAGAAATAAGCGATGCAATACTTAACTTAACTGCCGAAGAAATACTCGATGGTAAAGATGATTTCAATGGCACAATAGAAGAATGGTTACAATTTAAACAAGCAGCATTTGCAAACTTAGCAAGTAAAACCGCAAGTCAAGCAGATGAAGCATACAAGTTTATACCACAGGCAATACGACAAACAGTCGAGTTAGCTTATGACATAGGAGAAACAACTGCTGCTGCTGAATTGTTATCTGCTGGCATAGAGCCAGATTTAGGAGCAGGTTTTCAAGGTCTTGCAGAATATGCAATAGACAATCTTGTTGATTCCGCAGTTAATCGTGTTCAAAACAGAATGAACAGATTACAAATAACACGTTCAGTAAATGACGCATACGCACAAACCACAGAGATAGCAGCTGCAAAAGTATTAGGTGGAGTTCCACTAGATACCGCAGTTGAAGATGCAGTGGATGATTTGTTAGAACAAGGTATTAAAGAAATCAATGTTGGCAATAGGAAGATGGGGATAGATGCTTATGCAGAAACGTCAATCAGAACTATTGCTGGTAATGCACAAGTACAAGGTTCAATAGATAGATACAACGATACTGGAGAATATCTTGTATGGATTACAGACAGTCCGATGGAGTGTAAGTTATGCAGACCATTTGAAGGTAAGATACTACGTACAACAGAAGATTTAGAAAAGATACCAAAAAAATATCATAAGAAAAAAAGTTTAGAATATGCAAAAGGAAAGGGTTTATTTCATCCTAATTGTACGCATTCTGCACAGATTTTTATAGAAGGTTTTTCAGTACCACCAAAAGATACAAATGATGCTGAAAATGAGCAGAGAAGAAACAAGATAAGAAGATTACAGAAACTAGAACGTAAAAATACAAATAAAGCAAAGTTCTGGAAGGAGAATGGTAGTCCAAGAAGAGCTGCACTTGCTAAAAAAAGAGCTGCACAGTATAAAGAACAACGAAGAAGATTTGAAGCACTTATTGAACGTAAATCACTTGGATGGTTTACTGGAGAAGATAGATTACGTAGATTAGCAGCAGCAAATGGTGTACCGCAGCAGCTTATTGACCAAGCAGGTGGTAACTTACCAGCATTAAACCGAATTGCAGCTAAGACTGGATTTGACCCAAGATTAACTTCTGCAAGAGTTAGAAAAGATGTTGACTTAGTAAGAGTTGCACCAGATGTAAAAGATTATGGATTTGACAATTTATCAGATTTACAAAAAAATAATCCAGAAGGTTACAACGATTTGTTAATTAGAACTAAAAGATATTTTGAAGCTGATGTTGGTCAAATGAATTTTTTGGAAGATAGTAATAAATTCCATGAACCACCAGCTTTACCACCAGAAGCTAAAAAAAGTAAGAGTGCGTTCAATAAAGTTGTTGGACGTAAAAGTAAATATAAAAACGAATATGGACGCTGGAAATGGAATGATGCTAAAGGTAAACCAGAAATTGTATGGTCAGATTCTAAGATAGCTGAATGGAATGAAGATATTGAATTATTCTTGCAAGAAGAAATAGCTGGTGGAGCTTTAGCAAACAAAGAGCAGATTCTTGCAGGTGGTTTACCATCTTCTGGTAAGACATTTAACTTAGGCACACAAGGTTTTGATGTAAATTCATACGTTACAATTAACCCAGATAGATTTAAAATTCGTATCATTTTAAATAAATACGCTACTAAAATAGATAGAAGGATAAATAAAAATTTATCAGACGTTTTTATAAACGACCCAAAGTTTGGTGCTGGTAGCAAACTTACATCCAAGCACCCAATCTATAAACAACTTAAAAGCATTCATCCAGATATAGCTTCTGACATATTAGATAAAACTTTTGACAAATCAACATTGGAGGAAATAAGAGAGAGTTTAGTAGCAAAAACAAATATA